AGAGCGAATCCGGCCATTGCTTCCCTGGCCCAGGCAAAGCGAATGATAGAAAAGCTGCAGAAAGAAATCAGCAACCAAATGACCTTGGACTTATGACCTGGACGGAAGAAATAATTGAGAAGTACTGCGTCCTTACCGAGGACGCAAAGGCAGGAACCCCGGTACAGCTTATGGAATGGCAGCGCGACCTAATCCGCCGCAGCGAAGGCAAGCGTTTGGTTTGGCTGGAGATCCCGCGGAAAAATGGTAAGAGCGCCTTTATTGCTATGCTAGCAATAGCGCACCTACTCAAAGGCTGGAAGGATAACAGCAACCCCCAGGTAATAATCGCCGCCGCCACCAGGGAGCAAGCCGGTATTCTTTTTGGCTACGTCCGCAATACTATCCTAATGAATCCGGTATTAAAGCAGGCTCTTATACCATACCGGCGGGAAATCCACCTACAGGGAAAGCCCGGTTTCCTTAAGACCATTACCTCCGATGGCTTAAGTAACCACGGAGCAAACCCCTCCCTTATCCTTTGCGATGAGGTACACGCGTGGAACGAACACAAAGGGCCGGAGCTATGGGAAGCTTTGCGTACCTCAATGGCTGCCCGCCCGTCGCAAATGGTGGCCATTACCACGGCCGGCGGTGCCTTCACATTTGCCCACAAGTGGCACGACTACGCTACCAAGGTGCTGGCCGGCGATATTGAAGACGCAAGCTTTTTGCCAATTATTTACGGCGCGGACGATACCGAAGACCCGCACAGCCCAGAGGTATGGGCAAAGGCAAACCCAAGCCTAGGGGTAACGGTTACTTACGAGTACCTACAGGAATTAAGCAACACCGCAAAGCACGACGAGCCTACCCTACTCTCTCTCCGTAAGCTGCACCTAAACCAATGGGCAGGCAGCGCACAACCGTACATTGAGCTAGGCACCTGGAACCGGTGCGCCTCAAAGGAACCTATTGGACTAGCCAACTGGCGGTGCTACCTCGGCGTGGACTTGGCAGCCGTCAATGACTGGACGGCTTACGTGCTATTGTTTTGGGATGGGGCAGACCGCTTTTATACAAAGCAGTACTACCAGATAACGGAGCACTCAATGAACAAGCGCAAAAACAAGTACCCCAACCTAGTGCGCAACTGGATGAAAAACGGGCACGTTGAGGTACTGCCGGGTGAGGTAAACACCACGCCCGACCGCGTGCGTCGGATACTGGAAATCTGCGACGAGTGGCCCGTAGAGGCTGTATTTTTTGACCCGTGGAACGCGGCGGAAACCATAGACCAGGTGCGCCAAAAGTTCGGGGCAAAGTTTTGTTTTGAGGTAAGGCAGGGCGTTTTAATGATTAACGAGCCTATGAAGCTACTCTATCGCCTGGTGCAACAGCGACGCATAGGCCACGACGGCAACCCGGTGACTGCCTGGCATATCAGCAATACCACGCTGCAAATTGACAAAAACGATAACTGGACTTTTAACAAAAAGAACGCCCCGGATAAGATAGACGGCACGGCGGCGCTTATTACAGCCCTTGCCGGCTACGTCCACAATGCCCAGGCTAACACGTCGGTATACCAGACGGAAGATATTATTTTTGTATAGTTTGGTTTGATAGGATATTATTCATAACATTTGCGCAATGGCCTCACTACTCCAACGAGTAACCCGGAGCATATCCGGTATTATTTCGCCAAAGCCTTGGCTTTACCAGCTAATCGGCGGCACCAGCACCAACGCGGGCGAAAACGTCAACAGTAATAACGCCCCTACGGTATCCACGGTCTACGCTTGCGTTAGCCTTATTAGCGATACTATTGCCTCACTGCCTTTCCACCTTTACGCCGAAAGCGAGGACGGTAAGACGCGGGTAAGCACAGAGCTTGACCGCTTGGTAAGCCGCAAGCCCTCCGAAGCTTACAATAGCTACTATTGGCGGCAGGCTATCATTAACAGCCTTTTGTTGCGTGGTAACGCATACGTGCTTCCGGTGCGCAGCCGTGGCCGTATTACAGCCCTGGAGCTTATTGATACCGACTTAGTTACCATTGACACCACTAGCGGCGCGCTTATTTACAGCCTGTACCTTCCGGGCGGCGTAACTATGCGCCTGCAGCCGTCGCAAATAATCCACTTAAAGGCGTGGACTATTGACGGTATCAATGGCCTTTCCCCTATTATTTACGCAAAGGAAACTATTGGAACCGCTATGGCGGCCAATAAGCACCTCGGCGGCTTTTACGGTAACGGTGCTATGCCAAAGGGTATCCTGCAACTGGACGGCAGTATTCGCGACGTAGACCGCTTGCGTGAGCTGGGCAACCAATTTGACCGCCGTTACTCCGGTGCGAACAGCGGTAAGACCGCCGTACTTACTGCCGGAGCCGAGTACAAGCCGGTAAGTATTTCAATGCAGGAAGCGCAGTACATTGAATCTATGCGTTTCTCCGTGGAGGAAATTTGCCGCATTTTCAAAGTGCCCCCGCATAAGGTAGGCCACCTTCAGGGCTCCAGCTTTAACAGCTCCATAGAAGCGCAGAACGCGCAATTTGTTTCCGACTGTATCCGCCCGCTTTGTGAAGCTATTGAAATGGAGTTCACCAACAAGCTGGTAACTGGAAACCTAGAGTTTGAGCTAGACCTAAAGAGCCTTATGCGTGGCGATATGCTGGCCCAGGTACAGCGTAACGTAAGCTATTGGAACATAGGCGCAATTAGCGCAAACGAAATTAGAAAGAGCGAAGGTTTGCCGCCTATTGAGGATGGCGACGAGTATAACAAGCCTTTGCATATGTCACCCACCAACGATATTAACAATGGCACAATCAACAGAGAGGGAGATACGGAGCCTGCCGCTTAACGGCGGGGCACAGGAAGGCCTTATTTTTGGCTACGCAGCTAATTACGAGGCTTACGATATGGGCGCTTTTAACGAGCGCATAGAGCGCAGCGCCTTTAACAACTTGGACAGCTACGATATTCACGCGCTCCTTAACCACAGCTACGACTACGTGCTTGCACGTCGTAACAAAGGAAAGGGCACGCTGGAGCTGCGCGCAGACGAGCAAGGGCTTTACTTTGAGTTTAGCGCCCCGGAAACCAATACCGGAAAGGAAGCCCGTACCCTTATTGAGCGCGGCGACCTAGACCAGGCTAGCTGGGCCTTCACCGTAAAAAGCGAACGCTGGGAGAACGTGAAGGGCGAAAAGCCTACCCGCGTTATTACAGAGGTCGCAGAAATCTACGACATAAGCCTCACGCCGCGCGGGGCAAACCCCTCTACCGCTGTGGCGATGCGAAGCCTGGAGAGCGCCCTGGCGGCCGAGGCGGTAGAACCCGAACAAACCGAAATTTTAACCCCCAATAATATGGACCCAATTCAAGAATCTGCGGAGAACCCCGCAGCTGGAGTGGACGCTTCGGCCTTGGCCGGAGGTTTGAGCTCCTCACAAAAGCGCGATATGGCACGCTTTAACATTGTTAAGGCTATTCGCGAAGCCCGCACCGGTAAGCTTACCGGAGTGGAAGCCGAGATGAACCAGGAAGGACTTGCCGAGCGCCGCCGCTTGGGCTTGGATACCCGTGACGCACAGATGGGCGCTATCCACTTGCCCGACTTCCTTAACAAAGAGATGCGTACTAACACCGTAACCGGAGGCACCGGCGGTAACTTGGGTGGCGACTTGGTATACACCGACCCAGGGCGTTACGTGGACTTCCTGTACCCCAATACTCCTATGCTGGGCCTTTGCTCCGTAGCCGAGAACTTGGTAGGAAATGTACAGTTCCCTGTACAGGACACCGACTACACTCTGAACTGGAACACGGAAACCGGCGCAGCTTCCGCACAGGACTTGACTTTTTCTACTATTACGATGAGCCCCAAGCGCGCCGTAATTGCTGCCGCTGTATCTAACCAGTTGCTTGCACAGGAATACTCACAAGGTATTCAAGCTCGTATGGTTAACCAGTTGAACCAATCCTTTAACAAAGGTTTGGAAGCCGCTGTATTGACTGGCACCGGAAGCTCTAACCAGCCCACCGGTATCTACACCGCTTTGAACGGCACCGCGCAGGACTTGGCTTTGGGAGCTATCTCTTACGACGACTTGGTAGATATGGAGGCTTTGCTGGCCGCTAACAACGCTTTGAACGGCCGCCTAGGTTACGTTACGCACCCTAACGTGGTAGCCAAATTGAAAAAGACCAAGGTAGACGCTGGCTCCGGCCGCTTCCTGGTGGAAGGTATGCTTGACCCAGTGCAAACTGCAAATGGCTACAATATCTACAGCACCACGTTGAGCAAGAAAACCGCAGGCACTCCCGATACCTACGGTATTTTGTTTGGTAACTTTGAGGACGTTCAGCTCGGTTTCTGGGGTGGCGCTACTTTGTTGGTAGACCCTTACACCGAAATGTTGAGCTCAACCGTTCGTATCTACGTGGAGCGCTTTATGGATATTGCTATCCTGCGTCAAAAATCCTTCGTAATCGCTGACGACGTAACTATTTAATGACAACCGCTAACTACACCCCCGCAGCTATTAACCTCACCGAGGTAAAAGCTTTTTGCCGAGTAGATACCTCGGCAGACGATAGCCTATTAACTTTCCTTTACAACGCAGCGTGTGAGGAAGTTTTGAGCTACGCGCAGGTGGTCGTAGGTACGGCAACTGTAACCGTGGTAACCAACTGGGCAGAGTATTACACTCTGCCCTTTTGGCCCCTCGGTGCTATTACGCACGTTAAGGTAGACGACGTGGCCGATACGGAGTACACGCTACTAAACGGCGTATTAACCCCCTCCATTGAAGGGGAAAAGCTGGAGGTAGTTTACGCAGCCGGTTACGGAGCGAACACCCCCAAAGATATTATGCACGCTATCTACCAGCGTGTAAAGTACGGATACGACTACGGCGACGACTTGCCGCAGGCTACCCCGCGCTTTTTTGACCGCGTGCTATTTCGTTACAAAAACACTCTGTGACGTTAGACCGCCGCATTACCCTTTACTCGCCCACCGTTACCACAAATAACAGCGGGCAGGTGCTGCGTTCCTTCGCGAGCGCTGGCACTTGCTATGCACAGCTGGTAATTAACGAGCAAGCAGGCACAGAGGCTTTTGTAAGCGACCAAATGCAAAGCTCCGCCGTAGTGCTGTGGCGCGTGCGTTACCGCACCGACGTACTAGGCAGCTGGGAGCTAGACCACAACGGACAGCGCTACGAGGTTATTAGCGCCCTTCCCGAAGGTCGCCGCCGGTACACCCTAATTAAAAGCCGCCTCAAAGACAATGCCTAAAAACGGTATACAAGGCTTTGACAAGCTTATGAAGGACTTGCGTAACGCTCCAGAGAAAATCCGCATACAGGAACTTTACAAAGAGCTACGGGCGGAAGCTACGCCGGTACGTAATGCTGCCCGACAGGAAGCTTACGCTGACGTTAAAAAGCCAGGAAGCCGCAACCTTTGGAAAAGCATTAAGATAACGCGCGCCCGCGTAAAAGTATGGCGCGACCAGATAGGCGTTTGGGTCGGGCCTACCCGCGTACCTTCGGTAACTGGCGACCGCCAGGCTTACCCTTTTATGCAACTATTCGGCTCCAAGTTTTACGAAGCCAAAGACTATATGGGCAAGGCGTGGGAAAAGGAAGGGGCACAAAGCCGCGGCAAAATTGACCGCGTAGGTACCCGGCACTTTCAAAAATCAATGAGGCAGGCTTTCAAATGAATTACCTAAAAATAATCCGCGACGCTTTGCTAGCTGCCCAGGCACTACCGGTATACGCTATGGCTGCCCCACAGGGCACCACGGCGAACCATATTGTAATACAACTGGACAGCGTAGACGTAACCGAAACCAAAGACGGTTACAAGATGCAGGACGCAAACGCCCAGGTATACATATACCATACCGACGCAGATACGGCACAAACGATACTGCAAAGCGTGCGCGACTACCTTGCCTCAAACGGCAATGCTGCGTACCTTTCGGCGTGGCTTACCAACCTTCAAACGCTTTACAACCAGGACGAAGAAACCGTAATCCTGGCCGCTGACTTTACTTTCACTATTAAAACTACCTAACTATGGCAACCAATTCCGGTACCGAATTTCGCGTACTAATGAGCACCGACGGCACGACCTTCAAAGGTTTCGCCAATGAAACAGAATGCAGCTTTGAGGTAACCAGCGACACGCGGGAAATTACTTCCAAGGACTCCGCTGTATGGCGCACCTATGCACCCAATGCAAAGAGCTGGACGGCTACGGGTACCGCTATCTTTGGCGACGACGACGCTAGCAAATGGAACCCGGACGAACTGTACCCATTGGTAGGTACTACCGTTACATTAAAGCTAACACCTTGCGATGCTGGCTCCGTTACTCCTAAAACTGGAGAAACTAATTTGAACGGCCTTGCTATTTTAACTTCGTTTTCAAGCTCACAGCCCGATAAAGATAACGGTACCTTTACCTTTACTTTTCAAGGCGTAGGTTTGTTGAACACAGCAACTAACTAAAATGGAAAAGGGCATTAAGTTTACGCTGGGAGCGGCGTTATTATTTGAAGAGTTAAGCGGTAAAAAGATGGCCGAGCTTGGCGATGGTTTGGGTTTGAGGGAAACGGTAATTTTGCTCTACGCGCAAAAATACTGGAACCAAACCGACCGGCCTACCTTGGAAGCGTTTACCTTGGAGATGGGCGCCATTAATGTAAACGAGCTCCCGGCGTTACTCAACGCCCCTTTTTTCCCGACGGAGGTCCAGTAAAATTACTGGGCCTCCTAATGGGGCGCGTAGGTATAAACAAAGCCGATGCCTTAAGCTTAACCAGCGACGAGGTAGAGGCGGTGCTAGAAGCCTACACGGAGGGCGTAAAGGACGAATGGAAGCGCACTCGCTGGCACGCTACAATAGTGGCGAACTTCAGCGGCAACGCAAAGCGGTCGGGCGTGAAGCCTACCGACTTTTTTAGGTTTGACGACGAAAAATACAGCTCCGGTATACGTGAGCTTTTTAAGATAGCAAAAGATGGCGGACACAATAGTAAGTAGGTTACTTTTCGGGATAGATACCCGTGAGTTTCGCAATGGTATCCGCAATATGGACCGCGACCTACAAGCGCTATCCAAAAACGTACAAAACATTGGTAACGTACTTGGTGCCACTTTTGCCGTCGGAATAATCCAGGACTTTGCTATAGAGGCGGTAAAACTAGGCGACCAACTTACTGCGGCAGAGCAAGGCTTTAGGCGCTTTGGTAGCGCCGCAGACTTGGAAACCTTGCGCAAGTCTACCAAGGGAATGGTATCCGACGTAAAGCTTTTGCAGCAAGCAATACAGGCCGGTAACTTTGGTATTCCAATTCAAGAACTGGGCGACCTTTTTGCCTTTGCGCAACAGCGCGCCAAAGAAACCGGGCAGGAAGTAGATTACCTTACTAATTCTATTGTAACCGGTATCGGACGTAAGTCGCCTCTAATCCTGGACAACCTTGGTATTTCGGCTATCCAACTGCGCGAAAGGCTGGGAGGCGTTTCCGTGGAAATGGCTAGCATAGCAGAGGTAACCAAAGCAGTTAGCTCTATTGCCCAGGAAGAACTGGGTAAGATGGGAACCAGCATAGACGACACCACTACTAAGACCAGCCAACTAGCTGCCAAGTGGGAAAATGCAAAGGCCCAAATAGGCAAGGCAATTAACGAGCAAACCAAAGGTATCTATGCTGGTGCCGAGACTTTGCTGGACTATGCAGCTAACTTAAATTTCGTTACCCAAGTAGCAAAGTCGGCAGTTAGCGGAGTGTTTAAGTCGCAGGGTAGTGGAAGCTTTGCTAACGCTATGCTGGATATTAACCAGGCCCTCCAAGACCAAAAGTGGGCACTGGACGATGTAGCACGCATTTACGAAAAGTTTAATCCAACGGTAAGCAAAAGCATTACCACGCTTGGCGGATTAAAGGAAAAGCTGGCAGAGCTACAAAAAGAGTTTGAAGAAACCGACGTAACCACCGGACGCTTCCGAGAACTGCGTAGCGAAATACAAAAGCTCCAAGACCAAATAAGCAAGCTCACCAACCCGGAAAAGGTGCTCCCAAAGGTGGAAACTATAGTCCTGGCAGACAAAGGGCTTAAAAGCATTAACAGCACACTATCCAAAACAGGTATAGTGGTACAGCGCGCGGGTGAAACCGTTAAGACCCTAGGCGATGCCTGGGAGTACAACGCGGAAAAGCTGGGTATCTTTAATGACTTGAGCACGGAGCTGGGCAGTATTTTGCAGGCTAGTTTTAACGCAGCACTAACCAGCGGAGAAAGCTTTTTTAAGACGTTTATAGACGGCCTTAAAAAGATGGTAGCGCAGATATTGGCGACGGCTGCGGCGGCCGCTGCGCTGGCTATTGCGCTTATGGCGCTGGGAGTGCCAGGCGTTAAGGGTGCTAACTTTGGCCAGTTGTTCCAAGGTCTGTATAAAAATATGGGCGGCTTCGGTGCAGACAGCTTGAACTTTGCCAGCTTTGCCCCTGGAGCTTTAACTACAACCGGAGGCGGAGCAGGCCGCACCGTTCTGCGTGGAAACGATATCTTTGTAAGCAACAGCCGTAGCGGCATAGATATTTCACGAATCGGTGGCTAACCTCTTAACACACTACGCGGAAACCTACGGGCATAGGTTTGAAATATGGGCGGGCGACCCGCCTTTTTCGCCTAGCCCTTCCTTCCAGCCGGAAGAATTTACCGTAGTGGACTGGGCTATACGGTACGAAGGACTAGACCGCTTCCAGCCGGGCATAGTGCCCAGCCAGCTAGACCTCCAAGGACTTGACGGCCCCACGCCTTTTATCCCTTTAATTTCGCTCAATTACGACAGCGCAAGCTTTTGGTTTACCAAGGTATACGACAAGCAGGCAGGCGCTACTTTACAGGATACATACCAAAGCTACGTCCTAGGGCAGGGCGGAATAGTGGAGGGCGGCACGTGCGTTACCAATGCGCTCAATGCGCTAGGCGCTAGCTCAATGCTTTGGACTGGCGTTTTTATACCCGATATTGGAAGCCGCGAGGTAGTCAACGGCAACCGCGTTACCACGTTAAGCGCAGCCGACGGCTTCGGTGCCTTGGACGTTACGGCAAACGGATACGTTTGGAATAACGTGGTACTGCCTTTTACTGACCAGATAGCCGGACAGCTCAACAGCGCGGGAATATGGAACCTATTTAGCGGCTTTGCTATTTCGGAAACCATAACCCACAAAGACGCGCCCACCGATCGGAACATACTGCACTACTCCGGCACCACGCAATACCACTACCTATACAACCAAAATACCGGAGAGTGGCGCACTACCCGCCAATGGCTGGACAGCTTGCTAGTGGCCTTTGGTTTGCAGCTGTACCAAAAGGACGGTATGCTATGGCTTCGCTCCGTATGGATAGACAGCCCAACTTACTGGGAATTTTACAGCACGGCAGGCGTGTACCAGCGCCGAGGTACTGCCTACGCTACCCAGGTGCTTGACAAGGTAATTGCGGACGGCCTTTTAAGTTTTAAGCCAGCGGCAAAGTATTACAGCGTAACGGACTTGAACAGCGTTATCGTTGACAACTACGTCGCTGGTAGCTCCGGCGACCTTTTCAAAGATGCCAGCTCCTACATTTACGCGGCTACCTATTTGAGCGATGGTATTAACCACTTGGACTACGACCTCACGAAGCGGCTCGTTTTTGGCTTGCCGGCTTTGTACAGTGGCAATATAGACTTTGAGCTTCGCTATTACGTGGAGTTTCAGACACCTTTTGGGAGTTATTACTGGAACGGTAGTAACGCCTGGCTAACTACCATAACGTACAAAAGCTGGACGTACAACAATTACCACGTATCTAACCCCAACGCCGCGCCCGCGCAAATAGCTTACGACTTTAGCGATAACAACGTACACCTACCCGTTACTCCGCTTCCGTTAGGTATTGGCCTTATTTACCATCGCTTTGACTTCCGGCAAACTGGAGGCAGTTCCTTGCCCGCTAACCCTTTTGGAGGGCCGCAGCCGTTGGAGGCGCTGAAATGGGAGTATACTTACGACAGCACGGTAGGCACGTCCGGGCTTACATACTTTACGGATAACAGCAAAAGCGTGCAGGGCTTTAATCAAAACTTGAGCACCTACCACGGCGACAGCTACGCCGCCCTTTTGCTATCCCCAGGTATCCGCATTTTCACCAACACCGGCCGCACTACCTACACCGAAAGTATGGGCCAATGGAGTGCCGAGGAATTGCCTTTACTGTACCTTATGGCGCTGTACCTTTGCTCAAAGATGGCGCGCCCGCTGGAGTATTACGAGGTAAGCCTAACCGACCCCACGCAATTCTATCACCGCTTCCAATGGGGCGCTAAATACTACCGCCCTATCAACGTAGGCTTCACCCACGACGGGGCAAACATTACGCTGGTTGAGATGTTTGAAGGTGAACCCAAAAGCGCCGGCCGCCAATCCCAAACTATTTAATATGAATACCGCCACCTTTTTAATTACCTTAGCGTCGGGCAATTACGCCGGCTCTTTGTTCGCCACCTATGAGGCTTACGTCCTTTCTAACAGCGGAACAGTTGAGGCGCGGACTTGCACTATTAACGCCATTGAAACCCTCCTATGAGCCAATTCTACGACCTCGCCAGCCTGGTAGTAATTCCTTCCGGTTACAAGGCTTCCACTATCTACGCGCAAAAGCCCCTTACCACAGACGGGCAGCTATCTTTTACCCGTGCTTCTAGTGCTACCCGTGTGGGGCCAAACGGCCTTATTGAGGAAGTGCGGACGAACTTGGTTTTGCAATCAAATGACTTTAGTAGTGCTTCCTGGACTAAACTTAACGGAGTAACCGTAAGCCCTACGCGTGTAGCTGACCCTTTTGGAGGTACTACGGCTTGGCAGCTTGTTTACAACGGTACTACCGATGGACGTTTGGAGCAAAACGTAGTCGGCTTTACAGGCCAAGGCACGCAGAGCGTTTGGCTACGTGTGAGCACAGGCACGCAGATAGTTAAAATTGGAGCCGTAGGTGGTAGCACCGTATCCGCAACCGTTACAACCACTTGGACAAGATACAGCGCAACCACAACGGGAGGCAACTTTCCCCGCATAGTTTGCGACGCCAACACAACCATACAAGCATACGGCTGCCAATTTGAGGCAGGCGACATCGCAACAAACTACATACCCACCACCACCGCAGCCGTATCAGTTGGGCCAGTGAGCAACGTACCCCGTCTTGACTATACAAATAGCAGTTGCCCTCGTTTGTTGCTTGAACCGCAGCGGACTAATTTGTTTACGTTCTCGGAATCTTTTGACGATTCCAGTTGGACTAAAGCTGGTTCAACTATTACGGCTAACAATGCCACCTCACCAGATGGATATAGTAGTGCGGATAGGATTGTTGAAACCGCAACAACCGCTACGCATTTGATTTTGCGGTCTGTTGCTTTAACGGCAGCAAGCCATACATTTAGCTGCTTTATCAAAGCGGTTTCTGGCAGCACCCGAAACGTAGGACTTTTGTTTAATACAACGGGAAAAGGTGTCATTGTAAATCCGTCAACTGGTGCCGTAGTTCTTTATTCTGGAACTACTCCAGCGGACGTTAAAATTGAAACCTACTCAAACGGTTGGTATCGTGTGGCGGTTACTGCTACAACGGCAGCAATTACCGAAAGTTTGCGAATTTACTTGGCTAACGGAACAACTTGGACGGCTCCTTATGCTGGCGATGGAACAAGCAGCGCACTAATTTGGGGCGCACAACTTGAAGCAGGAGCCTACGCCACCTCTTACATTCCAACGCTTTCCGCAAGTGTTACCCGTGTGGCCGATGCTGCCAGCAAGACGGGCATAAGCTCGCTAATTGGACAGACGGAGGGTACTTTGTATGCGGAGTTTAATGTCGGTGGGGCGGACGGTAGAGTAATGTCTACTTTAGGTGGCTCTAATCGCTTTGGTATGACTGCCTCACCTACTGCTGTTGGGGCTTTTATTGTAACTGCCGCTGGTGGGGTAGTTTACTCAACCTCGGCTGCATTTACTCACGGAGCTACTACTAAAATGGCTTTGGCTTACAAAAGTGGAGAAAGTGTTTTATATGTTAACGGCTCGGCTGTTTTAACTACAACCGCAAGCTTTGCTTTTAATGCCGCTATAACTGATCTATTTTTATCCCAACAAGAATTTGCTCCAGGCGCTGGCCAAAGTGGAAAAAGTCAATCCCAAGCCCTCCTATTTAAGACCCGTCTAACCAACGCCCAACTGGCAGAACTTACCACGCTATGAAATTTCTGAAATACGAGTTTACGCCTACCCAATGGGCGACAGCAAAGGCTAAAATTCAAAAGACCGTTATTAGCCTAGACGGTATTACGGAAAAGGTTTGGGATACCGAACTTGTAACCGCCGTGGTGGAGCTGGGCAAGCTGTGTACCGAGTGGGGCACCGACCCGGAAGGTATGCCGGTATGCGTTAAGCAGTCCAGCAAAATAAGCGTAGATATTTTATGGGCTGGTGAGCCGTTGACTACCAGCTTTGCGGCTTACGTTGTGTGGCCCGACCCGTGTGGGGTGCATATCTTTGCTGGGTGGGAAAGCGAATACCAAGCCGAATTTTGCCAGGTGAACCCCGACGCACTTTGCTGCCAACCTCCCGCGCCTGTTGAGTTATGAGCGAACACAGCCTAAACGATACGGTGAAAGTATGGCTAATGAGCCTATTAAGCCTTATTATTAGC